TATGGCTTCTAACTTTTCTACATTACCCATTATCCTTAATCGTTTACAGTCAATAATGTAAATTTTATCTCCTACTCTGCCACCCATAACAAATACTGTATAGTCATTTCTTTCTCTAACTCCTGCAGATAAATCAACCCCAACACCTAAACAATCAAACTGTGTTGGGATCTGACCTTTGATAATTAAATCAGGTGAGACAGACATGTCACTTGTTCTTACTACCTGATTTTGATATTGAAAACTAAAACTTATTGGTGATTGTCTTCTACGATCATTAAGATATTCAAGTGACCACATCTCTGGCCAATATGATTTCTCATCACCATGTTCATCAACAGTTACTGCTGATTGAATTATTTGTATCCAATCATTGTCAGGAATAAAAGTAGTTTGATGTATATCATCATGTCTGAATCTTGTGCCAAGACATATGGCTCTACCACCTTCAAACATAGTTGGAACAATAACTGAGTTCCAGTTATCTTCCATAGCTACACGAATATCTCTGTTCTTAATATCATCAGCTGATTTTATAGCATCATCAATGATACATAGATGTGAACGCTTTGATGTAACAGCACCTTTCAATCCTGCACAACACAAACTAAATTCTTCTTCACCAGTTGATCTTATGCCTGCAAACTTCCAATCAATACTCCAATACTCATTAGAGTTTATTCCTTTGGCAATTTTTACCATAGGAAATATTTCTCTATAAATTTTACTATCTTCAATAATTCTTTTTATTGCAGCACTCTTTGGCCTGGCAACATCAACAGTATATGAAATATATAGTATCTTTAATGGTTTACGATTAAGTGCATGTATACCAATAGCCCAGGCTGTAAATAAACCTAATACTGTAGATTTAGCAGATCCTCTTGGTGCCAATATATCTACATTTGGTCCGGCAATATTAATTAAACATTCACTATCTTGATGTGTATATAAATGTTCATGCCATAAATGCATATGTTCTGCAGGAGGTTTATCTCCTACAACATCACAGAAGTATGCAAAATCTGTTCTAGCTTTATCAACATCAACTGAAGATGTTTTCTTTACAACTTGTTGTTTAGCAGCTGCACGGGCAGTTCTACGATAAACAGAATAGATACTTGTTCCAGCCATGTACTAAGACTAACCTGTTGAGACTTATGATTCTTCCTGAAGAATCTTAGTCCATACACCCATTGATGCTTCCTGTAGTGGACCTTCTATAGGATCATCTCTAAAGATTAAAAGTATCTCTCTCAATGCTCTATCGGCACCAGCTAATATCAAACCTTGTCTATCTGTAAGATGTTTTTCATCTGCAAGTTGTTTTATATGTGCTCTTAATTCTTTCTGAAGCATGGATATGCGAGCAGCTCCCATATCTTGTTTTACCACTCCAAGATCTATAGCCTCTCTGAGCTTTGATATATCTACTTGCATAGAATCTATTTCTATCTCAAGTATTGTATTAAAGTTTCTTTTTTTAAATTCTTTCTTAGCCCAAAGATCACAATCAGTTATAGAACCTTTATACCCTAAAAAACGGGCATAAAGATACATCTGTATTGGTGAACTGGTTTTTTTACAAAAAGCTAGATATGTTTCTTTTTCTTTATCAGATAAAGTATCTAACCAATCGGTTATGCTCGGTATGCTGATCGTGACTGTTGGAAATCTCTATTCTCTTTATAACGTCTAAATGCTTCCTGTTGCAAGGCAGTCTGTCTAGTTTCTGAACCAGCTTCACGAATACCAGCTCTCTGTTCCTCACCTCTGACACGAGTTGTTTGTCTTTCTTCAGATCCTCTAAGACCAATCTGTCTTTCCTGACCAGAAAGTAACTGTGCTTGAGTTGCTCTTGTTTCAGTACCTCTAGCTCCAATTGCTCTACGTTCTTCTTGACCTCTAAGTCCGATCTGACGCTCTTGTCCAGAAAGTAATTGTGCCTGAGTAAGTCTTTCTTGTGTTCCTCTAGCTCCGACGGTGCGTCTCTCTTCAGCACCTCTAAGACCAATTTGTCTTTCCTGACCAGCTAATAGTTGTGCTTGAGTTCTTCTCTCTTCGCCACCTCTAAGACCAATTTGTCTTTCCTGACCAGCTAATAGTTGTGCTTGAGTTGCTCTTGCCTCAGTACCTCTAAGTCCGATCTGACGCTCTTGTCCAGCAAGTAACTGTTGTTGAGTCCGTCTATCTTCAGCACCTCTAGCTCCAACAGTAAGTCTCTCTTCTCTACCTCTAGTTCCTAAAGTTGCTCTTTCTTCAGCACCCTTGGTCTGAGCAAGTTGACGCTCTTCAGCACCTCTGGCTCTGTATCTTCTTAGATCCTGACCTGTATAAAACTCTTCATTAATACGGTCTAAGTTTGCACCAGTTTCCATATTTAATCTATTCTGCTCACCAGATACTTTTGCTAACTCTACCTGAGTTCTAAGAGACTGCGTTGGTGTCTTAACCGTAGTAGGTGGTGGGGGAGCAGGTATATATTTAACTTTTGGTGCTTTAGGTTTTCCCATATAATTAAAAGTCTTAATTTAATTTTAGTGCAAGAAATCTTACTTAATTAATTCTGCCACTACCGAATCTTCTAGCAGTACCAAGACCTCCTATCTCAGCAGCAGATGATGCCTGTTTTGCAACTGCTTCAGCAAGTAAAGCTTCACCATACTTAGCTTTGAATTGTCTCTCTTGTTGTTTAGTAGGTGAATCTCTATCAAAAGCAAGAGTAGTTTCCAAGTTCTGACGATTTCGTTCAGCTGCTAAAGCCATCTGTTGATTTAATAAATTTTGATTAAATCCAGATAATTGATTCTGGTATATCTGATCACCTACAAATCTCTCTAATAAATCTGTTGCTCTTCTACCTAGACCATATTGAACGTCAGCTTTTGGTCCCCCAGAAGTATCAAGATTAAGATCTAAATCAGTTCTGCCTTTTGTCCTCTTATTAAAATCCGCAGCTTCTTTAAATATTCTCTGTTCTGTATCTTTATAATCAGATGGTAACTGCCCATACATTACTCCTACTGTAGGATTATATTCTTTCATATACTTAGTATCTTTTTTACCTAATATTTCTCTGTTCACAAATTTATTCAAACCAAACAAGGCTTGATTAAATCCACTTCTACCTGACTGATTCTTAGACATGTCTAATTATTGTAGTGTTGGAGCCTGTCCTAAAACTTGTCCTACATTTTGGAGACTTTGTTGTGCTAGTGTCTGATTACCAATCTGACCTTGCTGTATAAGAGCACCTCTTGTTCCGACTCTCTGACGGAAATCTACCATCTGACCTAACCTTGCTGCTCTATCTTTTTCTATCTGAGATGTAATTTTAAATTGATCTTCAGCTAATCTCTGTGCTTTAGCACGTTCATCTGCTGCACCTTGTAATCCTAACAAACGCTGTGTCTGGTAAAAACTACCTGGAGCTAGTAATTCTCCACCACCTGTTGCATCAAGAAGTGGTGCTGCTGCTCCTCCAGAAGTATCTAGTTGTAATCCAGGTTGAACTAACTGACCTGGTAATGTTCTGATAACACCATATTGATCTACATATAGATTTTTATTTTCTCCCGCCATCTTTTTCTGACTCTTTCTTTCTTTATCGGCTTGAGACATTTTTGCTCCGAGACCAAATGGTAGTAGTACCCGTAGACCCATTGACATTGTAATTAACTCCGTTACTTAATTAATATTTTATCGGTAGTAAGCTTTTAAATTCCTGTTACACCACCAACACCACCTATCACCTGACCAGTAATAGGGAAGAATGGAGTAACAGCTGCCCCTATCGTTCCAAGAATACCTCCACCTTTCTGACCTTGAATAGTATATCCAGGATCTCTATAACCTTCTACAACTGTCGCATCGGGTGCAATTTTAAATCCTTGTGTATTCTTTTCATCATCATCATTCTTTTTACCCATTGCTGCATCTACTTGATTTTCTGCTTCTCTCTTCATTCTATACTTTGAAGCTGCTTCTAGTGCCTTACCAAACTTCGCATATCTCTTAGATCTATCACTTTTATAGTCATCAGCTTCTTTAAAAGCTCTAGCTTCTGTTTCTTTACTCATTTTATTTAACGTAAGGGACTAAATCTTGGTAACCTTTAGCTTTTGGTTGTTTCAAAGCTTCCTTTGCACTGGCAAAGTCACCATGTTTATACTTTAAGTATTCTACAGGATCTTGTTTCTTGACTCTCCTTTCATTTATTTTCTGTGCTGTTTTCTTAATTGCATATCCTGTACCCAATGCTGCAGCTACACCTACAGCTCCAGCAATGTAAGGTCTGTACTGGCTACCTCCTAAGAAAGATTCTATTCTTTGTCCTGTAGTTATATTTTTCTTCATATCTTCTATTCCAGCTTTTAATCTTTGTTGACTTTCTTGTCTTGCCTGACCTATAGCATCTTTTAGTATTGCTACCTTAGCTGGATCTTGTTCAGATTTAATCCCAACTCTATATTCGTTATATGGTTTACCTTCTCTGGATAATTCAGATTGTCCTGATTTA